GCTCAGTGTGGGCCAGGGAATCGCTGGGCAACTTCCTGTGGCTGTACACTCACGGGCTATCGTTGGCCAGAGAGTACACCCGCAGGTACAAGAAGGTACACAAGTCACAGGCTGTGATTGAGGCTTGCCTCGATGCCTTGGACGGTCTGCCTCTGTACGACGAGAACCGTACTCCGCACCCGCTCTGCATGCCTGACCAATACAAGGGTGACGATGTCTTTAAATCATACCGAGCGTTCTACATCGGAGAGAAGGCTGGGTTCGCCCAGTGGAAACTCGCTGCCCCTTACTGGTGGCCACAACAAACAGGAGGTGAGCAATGAGCCTTTCACTGCGGCTATGCCAAAGCAACGAGATACGTCAGATAATGCTGTGCGGCGTTTGTGGGCTTGAGGCCAACCACATCGACTGGAATCTCTTGGATGAAGATCAGCCAGATTCCGACATGGAAGCATTGAGTTGGTATAGGGAGAACCAGCCTACTGAACTGGAGTGGCTTCTTTGGAAGGTCGCCAATGGTCGGTGTCCCGGCTGTACGCAAAAGCTGTGGGATGGGCAGACGCCTGATGAATACATCAGCAAATGGGCCGAGCGCTTCAAAAAACAAACAGGAGGTGAGTGATGTACCGAACCATACTGATGGACCCGCCATGGTACGAGACTGGCGGTGGCAAGATCAAACGTGGAGCAGACCGGCACTACCCGCTGGTCAAGACGCCGGACCTGCCTCGAGTGATACTCCAAGCTCCGGTGTGGAGCCCAGCTGATGACTGCCACCTGTACATGTGGGCGACTGCCAATCACTTGCCTGATGCTATCTGGCTCATGGGTGCGCTGGGCTTCAAGTACAAGACCAACGTGGTCTGGACGAAGGAAGGCCGGAAGGGTCTCGGTCAGTACTTCCGCATGCAGCACGAGCTCTTGCTCTTTGGAGTCAGGGGTAAGGGCTACAACGTGAGGACTGACGACAAGAGTATTGGCTCATGGATTGACGCGCCGAGGGGTAAGCACAGTCAGAAGCCTACTGAGTTCTATGATCTGATTGAAGCTCGGAGCTCAGGCCCACACCTTGAGATGTTCGCCCGCTCTGAGCGAGAAGGCTGGAGTTCTTGGGGAAATGAAATCAAACAAAACCAACAGATAGAACGACCAGTCTGTTGACATATTATCGTTAATCACTTAGACTACAAGCACACCAAACACAGAGAGGTTTCCATGCCATTAGCTATTCAGTCAGTGTCTCCTGATACTGCGTTCACCGTTCAATATAACGGTAAACCCCTTACCATCTACCATTCTTATGAAGACGACATACTCAGCCGTAAAGTTGATGGTGTTTACACAGCTGACGAGAGGGAGGGGGTTCGTAAAGGTCAGAGGTATTCCGAAGGAATGCAGGGTGACTACGGGTTCACATCAGATGATGACCGCTACGAGTTCTTCTTCAACACTCACCTGTTGTTCGAGATTGTGAAGTCATTTCCTGAGTTCCAACATCCAACGAAGAAGTATCAGTTTCAGTGGAATGATTCATTCATTGTCCAGGTTGCAATCAACTACAAGTTGATCGACTTCGATGACGAGGGGCGAATGATTATCAACGAGATAAAGGAGGTGTCCAATGGATAGAGACATTCGAAACATGTCAACGATTGATCTGTGGAAGCAGTTCATTGAATACGTAGCCGAGAAGGATGTGCCTATGGCTGACGGTGACTGGTGCGAAGAGGCTTTGGCTTTTGCTGGGGGCGATGTCCAAGTGGCGATGGCTCTACTGAGTCTGACCAAGAACGCTGCGCTCTTCCATAAGATGGCGAAGAACGTCGTCCCTGCGGAGGCGTGATGAGACAAGTCACTAAAACATTCGAGCAGCAACTGGACGAACGCGAAGAAGCCAACCAACGGTTTGCTCTGGGCGACGAGGGCTATCGCCTGTACAAGTCTGCACCTGACTTGTTGGATGCGTTGAAGTCCTTGCTTGCTGCATTCGACTCTGACTTCCATGACTTGGTGCTTGCCAAGATGAAAGCGCAGGCTGCCATCGCCAAAGCCAAGGGAGGTGAGTGATGAAACCGAAAGAAGTAGAGGGGTTCAGTACCCGGAGAGTGAAGCCTGAACATGGCGTTTACGACTACCATGTCGAGGTAAAGCAAGCTGGTGGGTGGAAGTTTGTTGGGGGATTGAATCGTATCCCGAAGCGTTCATCCGGTGCCTGTTGGGAAGGTAGAGCCATTGACGCCCGCCCGCACCACGTAGTCTTGGTCGATGGTTTGTATGACACCATGAGGCTTGCATTGAAGAATGTGGTCTTGAGCGCAGAACACCATGGCCTCATTACGAAGGGAGGTGAGTGATGACTTGGATTGATATCATGCCATCGCTGGCACAGCTCGACGTTGTGGTCGGTACTCCGGTTCGCATTCGTCCTGGTCATGAGCCTGCCGGTTGGGTGAGCAAGAACGACCAGACACTGACGGTTCGTCCGTGGGGTGATGAGCATGAGACTCACTGCATGATCATCGACAACACTGGCACCAGCATGCCGGTGACATGGAACTGCTTGACCGTGGACCTCGAGCATCCGCTTGGGTTTGCTGCAGCTCTATTGATTCTGAAGAAGCTTCACCCGTCGAAGGGTGGCTTCAATACTATGACCAAGCTCCGTAATGCTTGGCTCTTCGGGCCTAACGATGAGGACAGGAGAGTCCTTGCTTCATCGTTGGTCAGACACTTAAACAAAACACACAGGGAGGTGTGACATGCCGAATGATAATACGGCAAAAATAAGGGAGGCAATGGGGGTGCGTAGTGTATTCCTTGCAGCCAAACTGGATGAAAAGTTGGTGGGCAGGTTTGCTCATATGTCTGGGGATTTTCTATTGGAATCACAGAATGGTTCAAGAGCATCGAAGCGAGCTCTCGCTGATGTCATGGTGTACATGTCTGGTCAGTACGGCAAGACCTTGTCCACTGAAGAAGTAGAGATGGGTCTTCTTGCTGCCGCCAAAGAGTACACAGAAGAGTTCATGGAGCCGCTTGTTGGTATGATTGAAAGCGATGATGAGCCTGACCCTGACGACTTCATGCAACAGTCTATTGATGAGTTACCTGACGACACATCAGTAGAGATGGAACTGGCAGAGCCAGTTGATGACTGGGTCACCGACCAGTATGTGGTTGAAGCACCAGTGAAGAAGAAGCGCAAGTCTAAGCCTGGTGTGAAGCCTGACGAGTTCATGCTTGATCGCATGAGGAACGGTTCAGATAGCTTGTGCGACTTGGATGCAGGCATCTCTTCGTTCGACTTGGCGCTTCGCTTCTATGACTTCATCGGTAACGACTTGGCTCGTCCTGAGTCTGAAGGTGTCATGGGTCACAAGATCAAGCTTGCGATTGGTTCAACAATGAAGGAGTTGGGCTGGAAGAAGAAGATGCGTAAGGGTTCGTATGGTTGGCACCCGGTTGATGTTGTATCAGCTGAGCCAGCACCGAGCACCGAGGGGATCGTTCTGAGGAAGAAGTCAGAGCTCGTGACAGAAGAACCAGAGGAGAAGGTTGAAGAGCAGGTCAAAGACTCTCTTCCTCGTCTGTCTTCATTGAATAAGGATGATGACGATGACATGCCGTGGCCAGACATGGAAGCTGAGTTCACGGACGGATCACCAGATAAAGATGTTGGGTTCGTAAAGATTGTAGATCTCGCGAACGGAACAGAAGATGTGGAGGAGATGGAGATCATCAAGGACAAGACGATGACTTACGTGAGGGTTGACGGAGCACCATTGTACTTGGAGTGGGATGCAGAGGAAGGAATCTGGACCTACACAACGTCTGCTTCAAACGAGTAGACCTGTCAGTCACCGAGCAGGGAGGCATGTCGGACAAATAGATGCCTCGACCCACTATATGTAGTATACTTACACCACAGAGAAAAACACCATGTCAGACAACAGATGCGTAGAGAGCGGCGGATACTTCATTCCGATTAACAGTCCTGTCTTTGAGGACGTGAAGAAGAAGTATAAGTGTAGAAACCCAGCCTTTGTACAAGCGCATGCGCTTCGCGACCAGGGAAAGTGGGTAAACATCCCAGACGAATACGTCTACGCATGCCAGACGATTCCTCTCTGGCACGAGTGGGGCGGCGGCCTGATGATTCCTCGAGGTATTGACTTGGGTGAGTACGGGCTGCAGAACATCAACCGCACTACCTTTCCACCACTACGAACAGAAGACGAGCGTCTTGAGTTCAGTGGGGGGATAAAACTGAGAGACTACCAAGCCGAGGGTGTGGATGCATTGGAGCGTAGCTCAGAAGGACTTATCGTTGCTCCGTGCGGTGCAGGCAAGACGATGATGGGTATAGGTGCCATGCTTCAGTACGAGACTCGCACCGTGATTCTGGTTCATACAAACGACTTGGCAGAGCAGTGGAAGTCTCGCATCGAGGCTCAGGTCAAAACCTGCACGGGTGGAGTTCCGAACGTCACAGTGTGGGGTGGTGGGAAGAAGGACGACACAGGCCAGGTTGTCATTGCGATGTTCCAGTCGCTATCTAAGATGCGGTTCGACGAGATGCTCGAGTTCGGTAAGCAGTTCGGTGTCTGCATTGTTGACGAGGCTCACCACGTACCAGCTGCGACCTTCAGTGAAGTCATGATGGGCATGCCCGCGAGGATACGGTTGGCACTGACGGCGACACCTGATCGTCCTGATGGCTTGAGTGACATCCTGTACTGGCACTTCGGTGACACGCTCAAGAGGATCACCACGCCAGAGCTGATAGAGAACGGAAGCGTCTTGGCTCCGGTAGTCAAGTTCACACCCACTGGATGGAAGCCAAGCAGGAAGAGAGACTGGATGAAGATGATCAACGAGATGTGTGCTGATGATAATCGTAACGAACAGATACTCAGCATGGTTGAGCACATGGTTGGCAACGGTCGCCAAGTGCTTGTCTTGTCTGACCGTGTCCAACACTGCGTGGACATGGCAGAGGAGACTGCAGACCGTGGCATCAGCGCTGCCACGTTGGTTGGTAAGATGACCAAGAAGCAGAGAGCAGAGGTGCTTGAGCTCGCCGACAAACGTGAGATCAAAGCGTTGTTTGCGACGACTGTAGCCGATGAAGGCTTGGACCTACCGGGGCTCGACACGTTGATACTGACTACTCCGACCAAGTCTATGGGCCGTATCCAGCAGCGCATCGGTCGCATCATGCGTATAGCAGACGACAAGAAGAATCCTATCGTCATCGACCTTGTAGACGAGCCACCCGCATTGTTCTACATGCACAAGAAGCGATCAAAGTTCTACCAATCTATAGGCTGCACAGTCAAATCTATTGGTAGCCAGCGATGATGTGTGTGAAATGTGGAAACGAAACCTCAGTGATTGGCACACGTTGTCCAACTAAACCTGGCAGAGGTGCTGAAGTAAAGAAGGCATCTAAGGTTGTGTCTTGGTACACATCGGATTTCGTCGTTCGACTGAGAAGGTGTAAGGTTTGCAACGCAAAGGGAATGACCATTGAGCTGCCGATTGAAGACATTGTAGCAATGATTCAAGAATCATCAGACGGTCATGCTCCTGACGAGTTAGTACAGAGAAACCAATGACAGAGAAACAACCAAGACTAACCATCGTTCCTATTACGTTTCGAGAAGCCTGCGCTTTTGTGGAACGCCTTCACAGGCATCACAAGCCGAGCCGTGGGTGCAAGTTCTGCATTGGCGTTGCTGATGAAGAGAATAAGATTCGTGGAGTAGCCATGGTTGGAAGACCTGTGAACAGAGTCTTGGATGATGGATGGACGGTTGAGGTAAACCGTGTGGCTACGGATGGATGTCCGAACGCATGCTCGTCACTGTACGGGGCTGCATGGAGAGTGGCTCGAGCAATGGGATATCGAAAGTGCGTGACCTATACGCTTCCACATGAGGGAGGAGCATCTCTTCGTGGAGCTGGATGGAAGGTCATTGCTCAAACTGCGGGAGGTTCTTGGGACTGTAAGAGCAGGCCTAGAGTAGATCTTCACCCGACACAACAAAAGTTCCGATGGGAAAAACAATGATCAAATTCAACAAAAGGGAGCGATAATGAATTGTGTAATGATAGTCGGCAACTTGGGTCAGAAGCCCGATGTACGCCAAGCAAATAGTGGAACGTCCGTGTGTAACTTTAGTGTTGCAACGAATGAATCTGTAAAGAAAGGTGACCAGTGGGAAGATTACACGGAATGGCACCGTGTTGTCGTGTTCGGCAGGGTCGCAGACAACTGTGGGAAGTACTTGGACAAGGGGTCAAAGGTTGCTGTTGAAGGCAAACTCCGCACGAGCTCTTGGGATGACAAGGAAGGCAACACTCGTAAGAGAACAGAGATCATTGCTGACAAGGTGGAGTTCTTGAGTAAGAAAGAGAACGGAGTAGGCCAACAGCAAGCTCGCCCTGAGCCCAGTGCCGACTATGGCAACGATGGGATTCCGTTCTAAGAAAAAAAATGGGGTGTAGTTCAATTGGCAGAACGCCTGGTTGTTACCCAGGAAGTTGGTGGTTCAAATCCATTCGCCCCAGTTTTTAATGTTTGTGGTTCGCCGGGTCATCCAGAAGCTCCAAAACCCGGCACTTTATTCAGGAGATAAAATGAGAAACAAACCTACGACGACAGTGAAGAAATCTTCAATGAGAGGTGTGGTTTTGTCCTACATCATCTCCGACCCTGGAGCAGAAACGGTTCGAACAATCGCCGAAGATCTTTACCATGGTCAAGGTACGATGAAGAAAGTGTACGGAGCAGTATTAGAGGCTACTACAAACCTAAGACAACGCGGCTTGATCTATCACGGTGAAGGAAAGAACAAGACCAACAGCAAGTTGTTTGCAGTCGATGGTGCAGCTGAGTGTTTCGTCTGATTACTGAGGAGTAAATCCAAGCGTAACGGTAACCGCATCGGTTGGTGCGGTTGCTGCGTTACCGCCACCGGCACTGGTAGACACGTAAAACTGAATACCTGTGGTGGTCTTATACCCACCAGGCATGTAGTAAAACGTAGACGATGACGCTGGACAATAGAACTGCGACGTGTGTTGCGTTGTAACGGTGCTACCGCTCGCAGCATTGATCATATGTAGGTACACAGCTTCTGTACTATTAGGATTCACAATCTCTACTGCGTACAAGTACTCGGCTGCACCTGCTGCAGTCTCAACAGTAAGGTCAGCGGTAGTATCGACCACTATTGTGGTAACGAGAGGATTCGTTGCTGTGGTTGTAGTAACGGCCATGATTACCTCAAGAAGCTAAGAAAGACAGGACAACTGTTCCGGGGTCACCAGTGTCGTCGTAAGCCGCACCATCAGTGACCCAGAAACTCAACTGATCAAAAGCTACGCCACCTGGGATCTGAATCGTAATAGCAGACTGTTGAGAGGCGGCGGAACCCGCAGCATCATCCAAATGGAACACCAAGTCTGGCTGTGTGGTCCCAACGGTTACTGCTCCAGACGTAAGCTTGAGCTTGAGATATGCATCATTGCTTGTGTCTTGATTATCAAAATCAATAGCATACAGGGTGCCAGAACCACCAAAGATATCAAGGCTTGCCGAATCACTCGCGTTTGTTTCGGTTGCAATCTTGTATGTCAGTGCATTGCTTGAAAAGCCAGTAACGGTAAGCGCCATGGACCACTCCAATAAATAGATGAAACTATTGTATCAAAGTCTATATCATTCGCTGAGACCACGCACTCTCTAAATGTAGATACTCGTTTTGACAACGTTGCTCGCGTTGACTACGGTGGCAACACCAGAAAGGAGAAACACATGTCGAGTACAGAAGATTTCATCATCAACACCAATCCAGCTCTGCAGGCTTTGGTAGATGAAGTAGCGGATACATACCGTGAAGCCGGTCGAATATTTGGAGTATCGCATACTCATATTTGGCACGCACTGAATGGCACACGTAAGCCCATATCAGTGAACTTGCTTGTGAAGTATGCACAGCGTTGTAGAGAGAGCGCAGGCGTTTCAATGCGGTTGTTGATTACCGCTGATGGCACGCTCAAGTACCAAATAGAGAAGCAATAGTCACACCTCCCTTGTGGCATACTTGTCCCCCCTCTTCCCTAAAGTATCTATGTAGATGGAGATCTAATCGTGTGGTTGCATGCAGCAGAGAATATAGCAGTATCAGAAATAGCAAGTAGACTTGGACTTCAAGTAAGAAAGAACAACTCTTTAGCTCCATGTCCAAACTGTGGCGCAGTGAAGCGGAGCAGTAAGGATCTTCGTGGTCCGATCGGTCTTCGCAGTGACAACAAAGGATGGAAGTGCCATGCGTGCCAGACATCTGGCTCAGGCATTGATCTTGTTTCGTATCGTTTATCTGGGTCAAGATATGCAGACGCAGACGCTTTCAATAAGAATCGTGTCAGGGCATGGTTTGATATAGAGGTAGAAGAAGGAGCTCCCATACCAGCTGAACCCAAAAGGGTTCGTGGAGAGAGGCCACCTTTAAATGAAGTGCAACAACTGTGGGCATCATCACTCAAGCTGCATCAGCTCGATAAAGAAGACCAAGCAATATCTTTCCTCAAGAGCAGGAACTTAAACCTCGAAGCGCTTGCTATATCTGGTGTAGCTCGAGTGACTCCTGAGTATAAGGCATACGAGTGGCCTGCTTGGTGGCCAGGTGGACGCAGCAATCTATGGCGAATCATTGTGCCTGCGTTCGACGACAAAGGTCAACTGACCAGTCTTCACGCAAGAGCAATCGATGTTCCGAAGGTTGGCCCTAAGACACTCTGGCCAAAAGGTTTTGAAGCCAAAGGATTGTTTATGCCCAATCGTTTTGCGGTCAAGATGATGAGGGGTATTCCCGTAGACTTAGATGGGGTTTTATTTGTTGAAGGCATCACTGACTTTATGAAATGTTCTGCTGAAGTCGAAGACCAAGGCTTGAAGATTGCAGTTCTCGGCGGTACATCGGGTTCTTTTGGAATAGTTTCTAAGTTGAAAATTCCTAAAGAAACTAAAATATATATCGGCACCGACCCAGATGAGAAGGGAAAGGAATACGCTTCGACGATTCAATTGCAACTTGGTGACAGAATCTCTTACAGGATTCCTTTAGAAGACCTCATGGGAGAAACCGATGCTTGATATTGATGCGGTAATAGATGGCAAGCAAGGCTCTCCTCGTCTATCTGATTTGTTGGCAATGGCTGAGAAGCACAAAGAAAAGAACGGCAATGAGGGCGTAGACGGTAAGGTCATCAATCATCTTGAGATGCAAACCAACAAGGACGGGACACAAAAGATAAAGCCTACGGTCCCAAATCTCATCACGATTATGGAGAAGGATAAGCGTTGGAAGAAGAGAATCTGGTTGAACGAGTTCAGTAACGCCATCTACATGAAGGACGATCCCCTCAAGGATACAGATTACACTCGGATTAAACGTTGGATGTACAAGCATTACAATGTTCACTTCACGACTGATTCGATCGTTGAGGCAACAAACTACATCGCAGAAGTAAATGGTCACAACCCACTTACGAGTTGGCTCAACAAATCTGTTTGGGATGGTGTTCCCAGAATGGATGAGTGGCTTGTCCGAGCGTGCGGCACTGAAGACAACAAGCTGAACCGAGAGATTGGTCGTCGGTGGCTCGTACAATGTGTCGCTAGGGCTATGGAACCTGGCTGTAAGGCCGACTGTGTTCTCATCCTTGTTGGACCTCAAGGCGCACGCAAAAGTACGACCTTTCGCATCCTTGGGTCTCCTGAGTACTTCTGCGACACACCCATGGACATCGGCTCAAGCAATGCCTACATGCAGATTCATCGCGCATGGATCTACGAGGTCGCTGAGCTCGACTCTATTCGAAGAGCAAGGAACTCCAGCACCAAGGCATTCTTGTCTGCTCAAGAGGATACCTTTCGGCTTCCATATGCACGCCAGACTGTGACCCTTAAGCGGCACACAGTGTTCTGTGGAACCACTAACAAGGCCGAGTTTATTACCGATGAGACCGGTTCACGTCGCTACTGGCCGATCCAAGTAGGGAAGATGAACACAGACTGGACGGAACACAACCGTCATCAACTCTGGGCAGAGGCTGTAGTGGCCTACAAGAACGGAGAGAAGTGGTATCTCGAGAACGAAACACAAGAAAAACTGAACGAACAGTCTTCAGATTTCCGTCAGTTTGATCCTTGGCACGAAATCATTGAGCGATACATCAGAGCAAACGGTGTCAATCTCTCAACTACAGACCTTATGGAGCAGGGATTGAAGCTCGAGAAGTATCAGATGACTCGAGCATCAGAGATGCGTGTCGGAGACATTATGCGTCAACTTGGATTTGAACGTGTAAGGCGACGCATCTTTGGTGATCGTAAGTACATCTGGATCAAGTCGGAAAAGGACAACGTAATAGAAATGGAAAAGCCAAAAGTTGTAGTAGATAATGAAGACAGTAGAGGAAGCTGAGATGCAACAAGCAGAAACAAAAGATGTTCAAGAAGTCATCGACCAATACCTGACCGAAGAAGACAAAGATCGTCTTTGCTCTGGAGCCGCCGGTAATGGCGTCAGGATGTTTCCAGGCAACGAAACCTTCTACCTATACGCAGAAGCGAATCGAGTGAGAGATTTCATTGAGTGTGGACATTTCTACAATGTCATTGGCTTTGGAATCGATTTGTTTATTGGTCGCAATTTCTCGTATGACTGGACTGAAGTTTGTAGTATTGAAGAAGTAGATGACTTCATTAAAGAAATGATGAGTGAACTACTGGATGATGGGTATCTTACTGACGATTTCGAGCTCGACAAGATGTACGCATGGACTCGAATCTCTCCTCACTATGCAATGTCAATCACAGCACCAATCATCAAAAAACTGCAGGACACTTCTAGAATGCTTTGGGCCAGCTGTGTGATGCAGAGCGATGTGTTTGCACAAGAAACAAACAACGTTGCAAACCTGATGATGAAGAACATCATCAACAAATGGTCGGAAGAAGTTATCATTGCACATAGAGGAATCGGCGAGAGAAACCTACTTCAATGAATGTGCGATGGAAATAGATGCAATCAGTCAACAATGGCAAAAGCCTTCTTTCTGGAATGTCAGACAAGAAGATGATGCTATCGAAGTATGCGACGAAGAAGGAGACTTCGTTGTCAGCTCAATCACTCATGAGCACTGCATTGAATCAATCAATGAGCACATCAAAAAGGTACAGACAGCAGCAGCATTAGAACTGCTACTGTCTATGTCTGACGAACACGAAGCTTAAGACTTCTTCTTAGCCGGGGCCTTTCTCTTAGCCGGGGCCTTCTTCTTGGCCGGTGCAGGCTTAGGTGCAGGCTTAGGTGCAGGCTTAGGTGCAGCAAGCTTTGCCTCAAGTTCTGCGATGTAAGCATACAAAACAGGCACTACCTGTGTAAGCTCATAGCCATGATGACATGCCTTTACTTGGGTAACGATTCGCATAGCTTCAACATTATCTTTCAAACTCATTTGTGACTCCATTTACAAACGTAGGCGTGGGGAAAGTCCAGGCCATTCTCTTACTGAGACAATACCACCAGTCGCTCGTTCAATGCCAATCGCTAGTGGAAGTGACGGTGTCTTTCTGCCGTTTTCTAGATCGCGTAGATACCCTATGCTGATCTTAAGTTCGAAACGTATCAGCTCACCATTCAACCACTGAACAAAAGACACTCTTGTGCCTCGTCCCGGTAAACTTTTTCGATAGTCGGCTACGACCATAAGACACACCTTTGATTTATACACTATCTAAACGGACATCTTTTGTCCATCTTAAGGTGTGGCTCCTTGACACACTTCGGGCTAAGGAGTACTCTCACCAACAAGAGAGGAACAATGAACCAAGAAGAGAGAGAAGCTTGGCTTGCTGAGCGTAAAAAAGGTTTAGGTGGCACAGATATCGCCTGCATTATGATGGCGGGAGCTGATGCTTCTGAAAAAATTGGTTCGTTTGAGAACAGCCTATTTAAGATTTGGTCCGAGAAGACTGGACTGTTTGAGTCGGAGGATCAAGACAACGCGATTCTGATGCGTGGCCGTGTAATGGAGAAGTATGTCTGTGAGTTTTATGAGCTCCATCTAGGGAAAGGATGTAACCTTTGGGAAGAGGGATTGACATGGCATCCAACTCGGCCACGCATCTTCGGTACTCCTGACCGACTTGTAGAGCAAGACGGCGTTCGATTTGGAATGGATGCTAAAACGCGCCGATTCAGAAAGGGATGGGGAGAGTCTGGAACTACAGATGTTCCATTAGATGTAGAGTTTCAAATGCGTGTGTACATGGAGATCTTTGATGCTCCGTACTGGGATATCGCAACACTCTTCGGACTTGATGACTTCAGAGTATATCGGATTGAACGAGACAAAGAGCTTGGCGAAGCGATACTTGGTGTTGCTGAATCTTGGTGGAAAAAACATGTTGACGGAGAGATCCCACCAGATGTCGATGCAACTGATCAATGCATGAAAGTTCTTGGTCAGCTGAACTCAAGGGTCAAAGATGAACCTTTGAGAGAAGCAACGGTAGCCGAAAAAGATCTGCACGAAAGATTAGTGAAGGTCAAAAAAGAATACAAAGAAATCGAAACCAAGAAGAAAGAACTGGAAAACTTGCTTCGGGCAAAGATAGGTGAGTCTCCTGGGATTCAAGGGATTGCTACTTGGAAGAAAAGCAAAAACACTAAGACGTTTGATAAACGTTCGTTCCGAGAAACAGAGCCAGAAATGTACGATAAATATCTGATTGAAAAAGAAGGGACACGAATGCTTCGTGTCAAGGAGCTGAAGAATGACAACGGCGCTTAGTACCAGAGATAAAGTTACTCAGCTCAATGAGTACCTTGAAAGCAAGAAAGGCAGTCTGATTAAGATTGCACCGAAAGGAACGGACGTTGATCGGATTATTCGGGTAGCAATGTTTGAGGCTGTGAAGAACGAGAAGATCGTTCAATGCAGTCCGACTTCTGTATACATGGCTCTGGCTAAGGCTTGCGAGCTGGACTTGGTTGCTGGTGGCGTTCTACATAGAGCGTCCCTTGTACCGATGTGGAACAAGCGAGCCAAGACGTTTGAAGCTGAGCTTTGGATCGAGTACACAGGATTGATGGATCTTGTAAAGAGGTCTGGAGAAGTGGCACACTTCGCTGCCAGAGTCGTACACGAAAACGATGAGTTTGAACATTTCTTCGATCTTGAAGGTGGAGAAGTGTTGAAACACAAGG